CGCAGTGTTAGCAGAACATACAACCGATAACGTCAACAACCCAGCACACTATGGTAAGGGTAAGATTGAGTGCATCGACTACATCCAAGACTTCCTAACTACAGAGGAGTATATAGGCTACCTGCGTGGTAACATTGCTAAGTACCTGCACCGCTGGCGTTACAAGAACAAGCAAGAGGATCTACTCAAATCACAGTGGTACTTAGATCGACTGATACATCTAGATGGAAAGGATAAGACATGATACCTGTAGGACAATTACGTTTGTTACTTACCAAGGCTGGGCTAGAGTATGTTATTACTCGTGTTGAAGGTAACGTAGCTCATGTTAATATACTTGTAGCGGAGCAGCCTGATGTACACAGTTGAGTTTGAATCAGATGCATCAATAATTACAACACTAGATCACAATGATATGTACGAGGATGTTGAGGTTATCTTAGGTGATGGTGGTGACGTTTACATCCGACAGTATGAGCCAGACATGGATTCGTACCAGCTAATACTCATGAGTGCCCAGCAATGGGTAGACCTGATGGCTGCGTATAAAAGCTCAGAAGGTTCATATTATGTGGAGGTAAAACATGAATGAGTTAGGGCAGGGTTTTTTCGCTGGCATATTTATGATGTATGTGTTAGCGCTGCCCTTAATATACCACATGGTAGAGCCAGAGGATTCTGAGGAGGACAACTCTGGCCCTATTAAGTTTGCCTTCCTGTGGCCGCTGATTGCACTGGAGGTTATATACCGTATCTTTGTAGGAGAGAAAGACAATGATGGAACTGGCACTAATTAAGACATTACTTAATCGTGATTTCTATGAGCAACACAAGGGCATTCGTTGCCCTGATAAGATCTTCACTAAGGATGTGCGTAAGATCAAGCAGGCACTAGATGCTGCTATGCGTACATATGAGGGTGATCTAAACACGTCAGACCTAGAGGCATTGTTCTACTCACAAAACCAGACGATGACTACTGCAACTAAGACTGCCTATGCTGACCTCTTTCGTAAGATTGACAGAGAAAGCACTATCAAAGAGGATATTGCTACAGATGTACTTGGCAGTATGTTTCAGCAGTATGTAGGTGAGCAGGTAGCCAACCTAGGCTTTGACTTCGTTAATGGCACACAGACCAGCCTAGAGCCGCTCAGACGTATGCTTGAGAACTACAAGGATGACTTCACACCTAACCTTCGTATTGAGTGGGAAGACATTAGTATTGACACACTACTCAAGGCAAACGATCTACAGACACAATGGAAGTTTAATATCCCTAGCCTACGCCGCAAGGTAGAGGGTGTCAGTGGCGGTCACTTAGTGTTGGTAGGCGCACGTCCTAACACAGGTAAGACATCCTTCCACGCCTCTTTGATTGCTGGGCCTGAGGGCTGGGCGCATCAAGGTGCCAAGTGTGTGGTGCTATGTAATGAGGAAGCGTATGAGCGTGTAGGAGCACGTTACCTAAGTGCTGCCTCTAACATGTCCATGGATGAGGTTAAGGCTAACGTAGCCCTCGCTCGTAGCCGCTATGAACCTGTCAAGAAGAACATCCGCATCAAGGACAGCACCAACAAGGATATGCAGTGGGTTGAGTCTCTGGTCAAGCAAGAGCGTCCCGACATACTGATCCTGGACATGGGTGATAAGTTTGCTAGTAAGACAAGCGATAAGTCCGATGTGTACCTAAAGGATGCAGCTATCTATGCTCGTAACATTGCCAAGCAATACAACTGTTGTGTTGTATGGATGTCACAGTTGAGTGCAGTGGCTGAAGGTAAGGTCTATGTGGATCAATCCATGATGGAAGGTAGTAAGACAGGTAAAGCAGCAGAGGCAGACCTAATGGTTCTGATCTCTAAGAACCCTATTGTAGAGGGTGCTGATGAAGAAGATACACAGCGACACTTGAATATAGCTAAGAATAAGCTTAAGGGTGGCTGGCACGGTGTCGTACACTGTGAGTTAGACGGGGCGAGATCACTATATCAAGCCTAGAGGAGAGAGAGATGAGACTTGTACTAGACGTTGAGAACACAACAAACAGGCGTAGGGATAAGCTACACCTAGACCCATATGAGGAGGGTAACTTCCTTGTGCAAGTCGGTATGCAGAATGCAGATAATCACGAAGAGTTACATATTGTAACAATAGATCACGTTGAAAAGAAGGATACGAGTGGCGCTGGGCGTAAGCTTATTCAGCAGGTCTTAGACATGACCACTCTTCTAATCATGCACAATGCGCAGCACGATCTTATGTGGCTGTGGGAGTGTGGCTTTAAGTATGACGGGCCTATCTATGACACTATGCTTGCAGAGTACATCTTGCTGCGTGGTCAGAAAGATCCACTTAGCCTAGAGGCCTGTGCAGAGAGGCGTAACCTTAACGCTAAGAAGGATGACACCCTTAAGCGTTACTTTAAGGAAGGGTACAATACAAATGAGATTCCTCTCAGTGAGCTTTGCTTTTATCTTAGGTGCGATCTCGACACAACTCGTGAGTTGTTCCACAGCATCGAGGCCGACTACGGTGAGGCCGATTCAGCCAGTCTACATACCGTTAGAGACGTTACCTTCAGAACCTGTCAAACCCTTACCCGAATGTACATGTCAGGAATCAGGGTGGATCGTTCAGCCTTAGATGATGTACGCTTACAGTTTGAGCGTGAGAAGGCAGACATTGAGGATAGACTACAGCACAAGGTGCGCGAGATCATGGGTGACACACCTATCAATCTCAACTCACCAGAGCAGATGTCTCAGGTTGTCTTCTCTCGTAAGATTAACAACAAGAAAGAATGGGCTGACTTGTTTGAGCATGTGCGTGACAAGAAGGAGTTTAAGCAGGCTGTAGAAGCTAACAGTACTATCATAAAACGTACAAAGGCTTTTACTTGCCCTACATGTGAGGGTACTGGCAAGACATATAAGACCAAGAAGGATGGCACTAAGTTCGCTAGACCTAATAAGTGTAAGGATTGTGATGCTCGTGGCTACGGCCTGAAAGAGCTTAACCATATAGCAGGTCTAGGCTTTGGCGCTCCTAATGTTTCTTGGGTCAGCGCTAACGGTTTCAGCACAGGAAAGGATAATCTAGATGTACTTGTGGGTACTGCTAAAACGAACAACATGGACGCTGCTGTTGAGTTTCTTACTGACCTTAAGCGTCTTTCTGCTGTTAGTAGCTACCTCTCTAGTTTTGTGGAAGGTATCGACACTTTCACAAAGTCAGACGGATTCCTGCATGTGGGACTCACTCAGCACATCACCAGTACAGGTAGATTTTCTGGAAGAAACCCCAACATGCAAAACATGCCAAGGGGTGGAACGTTTCCCGTAAAGCGTGTCTTTGTGTCTCGCTGGGAGGGCGGCTACATTTGTGAGGCAGACTTTGCACAGCTAGAGTTTCGCACGGCTGCGTACTTGGCTCAGGATGAAGTTGCTATGGAAGAGATCAACACTGGCTTTGACGTACACAGCTACACTGCACAGGTTATCTCTGATGCGGGGCAACCTACGTCACGCCAAGAAGCCAAGGCTCACACGTTTGCACCTCTCTTTGGGGCTACAGGTTATGGCAGATCTAAGGCAGAGGAAGCCTACTACATCCACTTCACAGAGAAGTATCAGGGTGTAGCTAACTGGCATAAAAACCTGGCTGATGAAGCAGTGAGGTTCAACAAGATTACCAATGTATCGGGGCGTCAGTACGCATTCCCTGATGTTAAGCGTAACGCTCGTGGAGGGGTATCTCACTTTACCATGATTAAGAACTATCCTGTGCAAGGTTTTGCTACGGGGGATGTAGTTCCTGTTGTGCTTATAGAACTAGAGGAGAGGCTGAAGGGTCTACGATCTTGCTTAGTGAATACTGTTCACGATTCAACTGTCATAGACATTCACCCAGAGGAGAAGGATGTAGTACTAGAAATAATAGAAGACATGAATGAAGGCTTGACTAACTTAATAGAAAAAGCCTACAACGTGAAAATGAATGTGCCTCTACTATTAGAATCTAAAATCGGGCCGAATTGGCTTGACGTAAGAGATGTATGAGGTATAACTAAGACTCTTTTTGACTGTAGTAAAGGATATACAGATGAGTACAGAACTAGCAACAACAGGTTCGTCAAACCCACTAGCAGAGCTTATGGGTGAACCTAAACCAGCAACACAATCACGGTCATCTCTGGCTCGTGTTAACGTGTTGAGCACAGCCATTAAAGGTGAGATTGAGCTTGGTGGTAAGAAGATCAAAACAGACGTTGTACCTGTTGGATCTTACAAGATTACACTGGGTGAGGATGTCTTCTATGCAGATAGCGTAGAGGTTCGTCTATTGGCTGACCGCTTTCAGTTTCAGCGGTGGAATGCATCCACTAATGAGATGGAAAAGACTGTTATGAGTCGGTCTACTAACAATGACCTACAAGATAGCACTGGTGGCTTTAACTTAGGCCGACCCTCTGGTTACATTGAGGATTGGAATGCACTACCTGAGGCTACTAAGGATATCATCCGCTCAGCTAAACGTGTAAAGATCTTTATGGGTACACTTACTGTAAAGACTCCTCTTGATGATTCAGGACAGCCTATTGCTGGTGAGTATGTCGATATTCCATTCGTTATGGATGTTAAGAACATGGATAGTCTTAAGAGCCTTACAGCTACTCAGAAAGCTGTGGATCGTAAGAATGTTCTACCTTACATGGCTAAGATCATCCTTCGTGGTGAAGAGACTTCCATTCCTACAGGTGCAACCTATGGGTATATCACTTCTTCTGTAGGGGAGATCCTACAGCCATCAGAAGAAGACACTGCATACATGATGCAGACAGCTACGGACTTCTTGGATTACATCAATTACTCAAATGGTAAGATCATGGATCTACACAATGAGCGCTCCAATACAAGTATGAGCAAGGAAGATGCAGCCCTTGTAGGTTCTATTATTGATGTAGAAGAGGCAGCATACTGATGAATCACCCTGCAGAGATAGCTGTTTTCTCTTTCTTGCAGAAGGCTATGGCTGGTGAGACTACTATGACAGAGGGGGTGGCTAAACAAGTCGCCTCCGATGTCGAGGCTGCTTTGTATAAGCAGTTCTCAGGTGGGCCTCGTGATGCTTTTCGCTTACGTATGTCTAACATAGGTAGGCCTAAATGTCAGCTATGGTTTGACAAGAATGATCCAGAAGACAAGACGCCCTTCCCACCACACTTCCTGATGAACATGATCCTAGGCGATATAGTTGAGGCTGTGTTCAAAGGTATCCTACGTTCAGCAGGTGTAGAGTTTAAGGATAACGAGCGTGTCACACTCAAGTTACCCAATGGTAGGGAGATTAAGGGTGAGTATGACATGGAGATGGACGGACGCATTGATGATGTTAAGTCTGCCTCACCTTGGTCTTACGACAACAAGTTCGCATCCTTTGGTTCTCTAGCCTACAAGGATGGCTTTGGCTATGTAGCACAGCTTGTGGGCTACGCAGAGGCCGCTGGAAAGGGTGTAGGCGGTTGGTGGGTAGTCAACAAAGCAAATGGTCAGTTTAAGTATGTAGACGCCTCTGAGGACGTAGACAAGGAAGCTGTAATGGCTGACATCCAAGCTACTGTAGACTACATCGACAACGATGAACCCTTTGAGCGTTGCTTTGAGCCAGTAGAAGAGACGTTCTACCGTAAGAAGACAGGCAACTGGGTGCTACCTGATGACTGTAAGTTCTGTAGCTTTAAGCATAAGTGTCATGACTCCTTTGAGACACGCACAAGTATCCCAAGTAAATCCAAGAACCCACAACTTGTGGACTACACTTACATAGCAGAGGAATATCAGAATGGCTAAACTAACTATTAACGACACAGATTACTATACAGAAGACTTCAACGAGGCTCAAACAAAACTCTACAATGAGGTGATG